GCAGCGCCACAGCAGGCAGCGCCAGACGATGACAGCGATATTCCCTTTTAGCATAACAACACAGGAGGCGGCTTAGGCCGCTTTTTTTATGATTACAGAAAAGCGACCGCGCGAATATGCGCTAGATATACTCAGGCTAGACAGTAAAGAAGCCATGCAAAAGTATATGAAAGAGCAGGTACCTTGCAAGTTTCAGGAGTGGGTGAAGATTTATGTGCGCCAATGGTGGAAAATTCGTAAAAAACTACTTGCATAGCACCGCGCCAGTGTATATCTTTAGATGGTGATTAAATAAAAGGAGTTCATTACATGAGCTGGACTGAAATAACAGAAGCAGAATTCTTGAGTATAAAATCATCGCGTGATCTTAGACTTACTCGTAGCTATACAAATATGAGCGATTCTTATGCTGAAACGGTTTTTGGTATAGATGACAAGGATATGCTAAAAACAATCCATTATGCAGGCATACATAATATGCCAAACTTCTATAAAAAAGGAGATACAAAAATGAAAAATGCAGATATGCCAGCAATGCCATATATTGAATACCAGTCCGGTGGTGACCCGGTACTTACATGCGAAGGCCTAACCAAGCGTGAGCAGTTCTGCCTTAATATGGGTGTCGCTGAAACAGGCGACTCAGAGCTAGATGATGTTATCCGCAATGGTAATAAGCAAAAATTTGCAGCCATGGCCATGCAGGGATTATGTAGCAAAAGTAAAGCGCCTGAAAACCTTGCTAGCATGAATCAAATAATAAAAGCCGCTGCAGAAGTGGCAGACGCACTACTAAAGGAGCTACAAAAATGATCAAACTAACAAACACAGAAACCGAAGAGCTAAACGAATCGCAGGTTGCAAAGATCAACCGCGAACTTGGCAAGGATTACATTGATATTGGTATTATGGGCAGCGGTAAGCCTGTGGGGTTCTTAGCTGGCAATACGTTTGAAGTGCTGCCAGCGCGTTATACAGCTAGCTTTTCGATGGAGTTGGATTGATGGATAAGTTAGTTAGACTTAGTGAGTTTGTCGACGAGGTGGGCATTAACAGGCATACACTGCGCATTCGCATGATAAGGGACTTTCTAAGCCCTAAGCCTAAGCGGTATGTAGGCCGTATAAGGCTCTTCTCGCACAAAGAGCTGCACAAGTGGCACGCTGTACATGAAGACATGAAAGACGTTATCTTTAAACACAAAACAGAATTTAATGGTATTCAGTTATGAAAATAAATAAGCTTATAAAGGCGGCACTGCTATCATCTTTTATAGTTTTATCGTTTTTTTGCATTGTGAGCTTCACTGTCTCCGCTAATTTTTTTAGCTTTGATTTTGAGCAATGGGAGCCAAAGGCTAGATTTTTGGTATCTGCTCTATCAACTGTAGCCATTATTGGCACCTTTAGTATTTTTAGTATCGGTGATTAATATGAAAAAGTTCCAAACCGTAAAAATGCAAACTCACCAGCTACCTATGCAGCTAGTGCAAGACAATCATCTTAGCGAGCGCGAATACACTATTCAGTTCATTGATAGCACGCAAGAGGGTAAAACCGAGCTATTCGGCATTGCTCTGTGTGGCACCGAGCGCTATATTATGACCACGTCAGAGAATGAAGCGGATTTGCTTGGTTTATTCGAAGTGGCCAAAGGGATGCTTAAAACAACTGCGCGTTCGGTTCACCAAGATGAAGCGCGCGATTACGGGAAGTCTGTGACTTTTAATAGGTTTGCATGATATGAATGTATTAAGTTTATTTGATGGTATGAGTTGTGGGCGAATTGCGCTGGATCGAGCAGGCATTAATGTAAATAAATACTACGCTAGTGAACTGGACAAGTATGCAATAAAGGTTGCGCAAGCCAATTGGCCAGATACAGTGCAGCTAGGCGATGTCACAAACTGGCGAAAATGGGATATTGATTGGGCTAGTATTGACCTTCTAATTGGTGGCTCACCTTGCCAAGGGTTTAGCTTTGCAGGTAAGCAGCTTGCGTTTGATGATCCGCGCTCAAAGCTGTTTTTCGTTTATGTTGATATTTTAAACCATATTCGATCGGTAAACCCAAGTGTTAAATTCATGCTTGAAAACGTAAAGATGAAGAAAGAATACCTTAACGTCATTACTGACACGCTGGGTGTTGAGCCTGTGTTTATCAATAGCTCGCTAGTCAGTGCGCAGAATAGGCAGCGCTATTATTGGGCTAACTGGGATTTTGATCAGCCGGCGGATAAGTGTGTTGTATGGGGTGATATAAAGGAGAATAATGCACCTAGCTGCCACTATTATTCTGAAAAAGGCCTTGACTGGATTAAAAGGCACTCTGACCGAACTGGCAAAAAGTTCCGAATATGGCGAGATAATGAAAAATGCCAAATGTTAGAGGCGTCTATGTTTAAAAATTATTCTGGCCAAAGATTTTTTGGCATCGAAGACATTAAAGGAATTAGATATATCTCACTCCTTGAATGTGAAAGAGCGCAAACCGTCCCAGACAATTACACCAATCATGTAAGCAATACACAGCGTTATAAAATGCTTGGCAACGGCTGGACAGTTGATATTATCGCGCATGTATTTGAGGGATTAAAATGAAAGCCACACGAATCAACGGAACATGGGCATACTACATTAACGGCGTGCGAATGACGCGCCAAGAGTTGGAGAAACTATTATGACACCAGAACAAGTAAGCGCGCTAAGTGATGAAGAGCTGAATAGGGCCATGATTTGGCTTTATCCGCCAGTTAAGAGGCCGTATGACTGTTTTGAAGACTCTGGCTCTATGTGCTGCTCTGGTAATTATGAAGATTGTATCGTGTATGACTACCTAGACGATTACAATCAAACGATGCCATTGGTTATTGAAAAAGGCGTAACAGTAATAAAAGAAGAAGATGGACGCTTCTGGGCTGGGCTTGAACCAATAGCTGGCGATGGCCCGTGTATTTATATGGATTATGATGTAACAGGCGAAACATGGTTGAGAGCCGCCAATGAGTGCCTAGTATTAATCGCCCTAGCCGATAAATAACCCCACCAACCTATCGAAAATCTAAGTTGTGAATGCCCGTGTGTAGTGTATATTTAAGCTACAAACACACACGGAGCGTTACAAATGAAAACACTAATCATTGCACTACTACTAGCCTCAAGCCTTAGCCATGCTGGGTATGAATTCGAGACACGTATCACAGATTTGCATTATACATGGGGTAAGAAGGCAGACTTCCCGCTTTCATTGTATCAGGCTGGCTTTAACTATCGCTGGAGTAATGGCATGACATTTGGCATCTTAACTGGCGAATCTGACAAGCGCGACAGTCGCGGCCCTTGGCAGTTACCTGTTGAATTAAAGAACTTCTTCACACTTACAATAGCAAAAGAAGTGCGCTTGACTGATAGCCTATCGTTTTTCGGTGGCTATTCTTATAGCGAATACAAAGAAGTGGTACACGGCGAGCCTAAGCCCGATTGCGGAAGCGGTGAAACATACGGCATCAAATACCGCATAACCAGCGACATAAGCGTAAAGGCATCGTATAACATGTATTACACTAAGATTAGCCCAAGCGTTGGCAAGGAAGTCACAGAGGGCGTTGGAGTATCACTCGTAGCCCATTTCTAACTCGATAATGTACTGGAACAACAAAGCAGCATCTGCCTTAGCAAAGCAGGTGCTTTCTTGCAATTGGAAAGCTCTAATGTTCGGCTTTATCGGTGGGTTTGCTTTCGTTGGCATCGTCAGGCATCCCGCTAAAGTGATCATTAAAAGCACCAGTGGGATTATTGCGAGCCTTTTTGATAAGTTCGTCACGTTTCAACCTCTTTCGGTCGGCCTTGAACTGCTCCCATATTGAGAGCAGTTCGTAGATTATGCGGGCGATTGTATTCACTACACGTCATCCCAGTCGTCAAACATCGACATCGTCTAATTCCATCTTGATTATATCCTTTGATTTATTACGCATCTCAGTGTGAGCCAGTTCTCGGCCATACGATCCATATGGCTGCTGGTAACCCTTATCGCAATTATACTTGCCACCATAATCGTGGCCGTTATGCCTGTGTTTTTGGTTTTTATGGTGATAAGTGCTACTCATAACTGCCTCTACTTCTTGATGTAAGCTTCCGCTTTAACACGACCGTAAACAGCAAGTACACCACCGATACCGCCGCCAATAGCAACTACAGCCTCGACAATACTAGCTTGATCATCAGGGCTAATTGCGTAGCCGAACGCACCAGCGATTGCGGCCGCAACTGCGATTAAGCCGCCCCATACTGCTTTTGATTGATACCATTTCTTTTCCATTAGAATTCCTCGTCTGTGATTAGAATATAAGCGTCTTGGTCTTCTTTCATGGCTTCAATGACCAATAGATAAAGGTCTTTGTAGCACTCGAAACTGTTCTCACCGCGCATGTTTTCTGCATCGGCTTTGTAGTTAGGTAAAATGCACCCAGCTGTGTCGTCGTCGTCATTCCCTGGGTGAATATAGATATAGTCGAAGTCCGGCACGTCCTGTAATTCTAACATGCCTTTGTGCCACGGGTATTTAGAATATCGCTCATTCATACCGCCACGGCGATTTAGCTCTATTTGGTACCGCCCAGCTGGTATTCGGGTTTCGCCTGATACCTTGTTAAATCTGCGCTCGTCTTCTATCGTAAAACTGAATAGATAGCCGCTTACGCCCTCGCCAATATACAAGGCCCCGATAGTTGTATCGTCATCCCCGCCAAGTCGTTTCAAATGTAGTTCCATGTCACACCCGTACCAATGCCGTATTGTTTAAGTTATAATCACCAGTACAATATACATGATATTTCTAAGGGTTTCCATGGCTGGTGAACACGTGACAAGAGGTGAGTTTGACTCTCAATTAATACTGGTGCATGAAACCATCAAGAATAGTAATGAGCGCAACGATATTAAACATAATGCGCTATTAGAGCGACTGGACACGGTGGCCGAGCAGAACCGAGCAGTGCTAAGTATTGTCACCAACGAATTAGATGACCTAAAAATGCATAAAACGAAAACCGAGATATACTGGAAGATCGCCATTTTCTTCGCTTCTTCTTCATGGCTCGCAATTCTAGGGCGCGTCGGGTATCTGATATTTTCAGGCCAGCCCAATACGTGAGGCAAGCACAACCCGCAAACAGAACAAACAGCGCGATGGCTGTGTATTCTAGGGTGCGGGCTATGGTTGGCATTATCATGATATTCTTGAAAAATGGCCGCTATTGCCGTTTGTTATATTCTGACCACTGATGTTTTTCCATGTCCCAACGCCGACTGCGCCCCTGTCAAGTAAAACGCCGCTGCCATCAAAATTAATTATATTTAAGTTTGCTCCGCTAATTGTAGCCGTAGAAAGTAGATTTGATCCAGAATTATTCCTTAATATCATAACAACACCAACCCCTAGTGCATTCTCATAATCGTAGTTGGCTGAGGTTATATTGGTATTCCCAACAACACCTAAATCATCTGCCGTTGGAATCTGCCCAGTAGCTGTGCCTGTGTCTTTAGTTGAAGCCGTACCTAGATCACTATTAAGAGGCACCTGATCCGCAAGCGTGCCTGTACTAACATTTGCAATCATGTTAACGCCGTCGTAACGAAGACAAGTATCGGCAGAAGTCGACAAATACCCAGCTGGTAAGTCAGCACCTGAAATTGTTTTTATTGTCTTAATACCAAGGCCGTCCACGTTAACGGTGGTCACGCCCGTATTAGTCGCATTAGCACGGAAGCAGAACTCCTGGCCTGTCGAATAACCAGATGGCGCGCCCGTTGCACTTGTTAACGTAATGGCGTTTGCAGTGCCGCCAACCGTGAAGTAGCCGCCCTGATATTGCGCCTGAATTGCGTTGTTATTAATTTTGTCAGCGCCAGCTTTAGCGCCGACGTCTGGTGTTACTGTGTCTATTAGTTGGTATGGCATTCTATGTCCTTAAATTGTGTATGAGATGGTGAAGCCAGAAGTTGACGTTTGAGCAGTGTCGTATTGAAAATACATGGTGCCAGTTACTATTGATATGGTTCTGTTAGCGCCTAAGTTTGCCGCAGAATAATAATTATTAACGCTACTTCCCGGTCTTGCCCATGATGGAATAAAATTAGCTGGTGATTCTACATAGGCGCTAGATGAATGAATAAATAGGCCGCTAATCGTAACCATGCTGCCAACCCTAACAACTTTACATGATCCACTTGATAGGCTTCCTGATGCATTTAATGTTTGTTCGTTGTAGTAACCAACATCTGGCAATCCGGTTATTGCATCATTTAGCGCCTTCCCCTGCGCCGCAGTCAAAGCCTTAGTAGTGCTCGTGCTATTCAGTGTATTCTCAAGCTGTACAGCGCCCTTCTGGGTAGTGCTTGCATCCTGAATGGATAAAGTCCGGTTAGCACTTAAATCGCCGCCACCGTGCAAAGGACTGGTTGTGCTAATAGAACGAGAACCCTGCACAAACCTTGAGTCGTTCTGTGTGTTCGTTCGTGATTGAGCCGCCCCAGTTCCAGCCTCTAGTACATTAAAAGCAGCCCTTGCGCCATCTGCATCACTTGCCCCTGTGCCGCCGCCTGCTAAACTTATTTTTACTACCTCCGGCGTTCCGGATTGCAGTCGTCGTAACAATTTCTGCCCATTATCCCAGTTCATCACACCATCAGGGAGGTCAGTGTATGCGCCAAGGTTAACTTGGCCCATTGTCGCAGAATAAGTATCTTTATCAGCTAAATCCTTTAGTATGCTAGGGGTAGCTGGTTGTGAATTACTTGGATTGTTCCAACTTGCCATTAAGAGCCTCGTGCGTTCCAGCTTATTGTAGCATCAACCGCGTTACCTGTTGCGCGGTCAAAAGCCACGGCTCGGAAACGGTCTTGATTGCCTACATCATCAAAATTAGTTACGACAATTTTAGCATCATTCGCTTTAGCTGTCGCCACTACCGAATCAAGATCAAGGAAAGGCTTATTTAATACCACTACAGTGCCGCTGGTGCTTGGATTGCCAGCGTCATAGTCTGCGGCAAATATCTGTGCCTGCCCTTGGTCTGTTTTTTGTTTTATATCCAGCTTATAGCGGATTGAATTAATACGAACTAATCCATTGGTGCCTGTAGCATCAATATTGATATTAATTCTTAAGTACTGAAAATTAGAAGCCGTGACTTCGAATTGATTATCGGGAAAGTCATCCCAAGAGATCCCATCGTTAGACGTACTTAGCACGGTTGTAACAATCGCACCAGGGCGCAAATCCTCATAATCAAGATTAACTGTGATTCGAGTATTAGGAATAAGCGTACCAAAATCAATAATGCGTTCGGCTACACCTGTGCTTGTACTTGGATCAAGAAAATGTGTAAAGCCGTTATCTAACTTAACTTGGTAAGGATCGCCGCCAATATCATTCCACTGTAAATCTGTTTCATCATCCCATGAAATACCAGTTTCATCATTCCAGAATTGATCAGCATCACTTGTTAGCCCTGATCGTGTCATGTTTTCCAAGAATGTTTCAGTTATGTTAACTGGCCCAATCAAATCAGGGCTTGGCGCTTCATCCCACCGCGGGCTAGTATCGCTAGACCAGTCTAGCTCTGTTTCATCGTCCCAGCCAAGACCGCCGCCACCTTGACCGATAGCCATATCAGTAAGCGTATCCATTTGGTTAAAATCGACAAACTCGTCTGTTCTTAGTATGTAATCCTGTGCGCCATCCACGCTAATAGTACCCTTAACAGCGCTGCCAATATTGCCAGCAGCATCCACAGGCTCAACCCAGAATGTATAAGTCCCAGTTTCTTCGCGGATAATAACCTCAAAGGTACCGCTAGACTCGCCTATTGGAACTGCAGTGTCGAACATATCGCCTTCATACAAGCGATAAGTAGAAACAGGATAAACTGAACTGGCGCTCGCCCATCTAAGTTGAATCTGGCTGTCAGTGGCAAGCAAAGATAAGGAACTAACAGCAGACGGGCCAGTAATAGACGGGGCAAAACTGGTAGCGTTAGCGCTATAGTTCCCGCTTGTGTCTAGTGCTTTTACATAGTAAGTCGTGCCGTCAGCTCTACGAATATCGGTAAATCTTAATTGGCGGCCTGTATAAACTGAGCCAGCTTCGCCAAAGTTTTGATCAAGCCTGACCTCATACTCTTGCACATCAGCATCAGGTACGGCTTGCCAAGAAATGTCTATCCCATAACTTCTTTGTATTGCTGAAATAGTGGGCACGTCAGCAGGTGGTGCATTTTTCCCTAGAACTTCATAAATCAGACTTGTCCAGTCGCTTAAACGGCCTATATCAGTAACGCCTTGCACTCTGTATTCAAACTCGCCTAGTTCACTGTCTTCAATGGTAAATTGAGTTCCTGACCACTCGGTTGCAACTTCTTTGAATTCAGTATCGCCGCTTTTGCGTATTTGCACATTGAAGAACGCAGAACGAACACCGCCACGCTCCCATGACAGGGTTACGCGAGTTTTGATTATGTTCTGCACGTTAGTAGCATAAAGCTCTTCTGTAGCAGAAAGATTAACAGGCACTGACAAAGTAGAGTCTGGTAAAGTCAAAGCAGGCGGTGCGGTAACGTCTAGCGCTTCGCCCTCTGACCAATCCCAAACTTCCGGTGCGTCTTCTGCCAGTGTTAAATCAATGCCGCCCGTTAAACTGATAGATTGGCCGCCACCAGCAACACGGAATATCTTTTTATCCCAACCAAGGCGCGCACTTGAAAAAGTCACACGGTCGCCAGGTAACAGCTTTAATGTGCGAAACTTAAAGGCCGCCTGCATGCGAACGCCGAAGCGCGATTGCTCTATGGTTAGCTTGCCAAGCCTGCGAGCCATAGTAGGAGTCGTTGCGAATGGCGCACTGATTTCAGCCGTCAAGGTTTCTTTGTCTCGTGCAACATATGTGTCGATAGACATTTCAGGAAACTGCACAACTTCATAATTCTGGCGCGGGTCTAGGTAGTTGCCTTTAACAGTGTTCACTAAATCCGCTTTAGATGGGCCAGTCATTACAGAAATACCGCCAACTAGGTCGGATTCAGTTAAATCCATTATTGGAGCTGTGTAGATGCCAGCCACATACTGCCAAGTGCCTTGCTCGTAATTCAATAAAGCCTTACCAGCTTCACGAAGTGCATTAAGGTTATCAATAGGGCTTGCACTGTATTCAAGTGTGCCGTCTATTGTGTAGCGTGATTCTGTGCTGTCTACGCCTGCGACTTGCTCATCGCATGCGTTTGCGCCATCAATGAATGATTGCAAGTCTATTTCGTCAATAGGAGCGTTAAGCCCATTGGCATCTAGTATGTAATCAAGACATACAAGCGCGTGGTTATTGCTATAGGTTGTTATGGCTGTGCGCGGGTCGTAAAGTTTCTTGCCCCGTACCGTACACGATACATTTGGCATCCCACGGTCAAACGCTTCTTTGTTGTAGTTTAGTTTTAGATAGATATAAGCATGATCAAGGCCGATATGGTCAGTTGTCCACTCTGGCATTTCATCAACAAGAACTGAGCTGGCTTCTGTACGTGGAATGTTAACGCCGATATATCTGGATATAGCACCAGTGAATTGCTCAGAAACATCCCAGAACAGACTATCGCCGTCGTTTCTTATGGTTATAGCTAATTCATCATTAAAATAAACCTCACTAATAGATCGCAACTCATGCGGAGCAAGCGTCACAACCATGTGCATAAACTCAGAATCCGCGCCTGTGGTTGTCCAGTATGTAAGTTGGCCACCAATACGGCAACGGCCATAAACGAATTGCTTCGGAGTGGTAGCAGAAAGCCCCATTTGGGAACGGGCTTGGTAGGTTTGCGCGGGCAAGTCTGGCGGTTGAAGTGAGTCTATAACCTGCTTAACTTTCGAGTAAAAGCCAAGGGTTACAAAATCAAGCGAGTTTTCGAATAGACCGCCTAGACCGCCTGCAATGTCGCCTCTGAGCACATCGCCAACATTGTCGCCTATATCATTAACAAAAGTTTCTAGCTGGCTAAATAGGCCCATATCAACACCCTTAAAATATACCTAATTTTACCAGCTTAGCTTTGCTTTTGATACCAAGTAGCTTCTGGCCAGTTAGCGTCTTTGGTAGCTACCTGGGAAATAAACTCAAAGAATCTATCATTAGGGTGTTTTGATATTTGATCGCCGTTAGTATAGCGCTCAACTTTTGCCCGCTCCCAATCCACAAGACGGTCACGAACGGATGTAGACACAGTCGAACGCTCGCTGTATTGAAAGTTAATCGCATCGGTTAACCCGCGCCATGCAATCATAGGATCGCCTAATTGAACGCCATCCTCGTCAAAAAATATCTGCCAGCATGTGGCGCGATTGTTTAGGTATTCTAGTTGCGTAACAGCTTCGAGCACTTCGTCACTAATGCCGCTTAGCGTTATTTCGTATTGCTTAGGGCTTAGCTGTCCATCGCCTTGCGGCATGGTTACATTACCGAGCGCGCCAAGGCCTACGAATTCCTCGCCATCATGCGTGTAACTGGTGTTTAGCGTGGTTAGCGCTAAACGGTACGGCTCGGGAAATTCCACAAGCACAAGAAAAGCCGTCTTGAACGGCTTTCCTGTTTTTAAGTGCGCTACTATTTCAGGGCTAATATTGCGAGGCATTAGTTCACATCCTCAATAAAATCAAAACCCATGGACTGCACGCCGTTCACGTTAATGTCCCAGCTTTGATCATTCGAACCTAGGTAAAACTTACCTTTAGGCTCTGTGACTGTGATTGATTCGCCGCCTGTTAGTGGCTTGCGCAACGGCGGAGCAATTGGAATGTCTGCGGTTGCTAGTAGTTGAGCAGGCCAATCGTCTGCTTTGCCGAAGTAGGCGGCTTGGAGTTTTATTTTATCTCCCATTGGCATGGTTCCACTAAAATCATCCCCCCATAAGCTACCTCTAAAGCTACCATCTGCACCTGCAGTAAATTTCACCTCCAAAAGAACCCAGTCTTGGTTTAAGTCAGTTCTTTTAAGAGTTGCACCTCCTGTGTTTAGCCCTATAGTATTTGTGTCAATTTTATACCTAAAGTCAGAAATAATCCCAGCAATGCTATCTTGGAGCAAAAATCTTATGTATTGATATTGGTTTTTACCAGCAACTACACTGGTATATAAATCATCACCAGCCAAAAAAGCGGCGTAGTCACCCCGTGCAAAAGTAGTTGCAGAAGATACCGCTATACATTCAAACTCACCAACAAAACTTTCACCACTCGGGTTTGATTCAGTAACGCTTGTATATGCTAAGTCAGGGTCGATTGTAGCTCCAAACCACTGGGAAGGATCAAACGGACTAGGCATGTAATTAGTGCCAGTGTATTCAATGTAGTCAATGCCAACTACATCTTCCGTGACCATCTTTAGCTCGCCATTAACCTCTAAATAATCGCCAGCCTCAAACAGTTTAGACTGCCCACCTTCCCATCCATTGGTAGATATAACAGACGCGCCAAACGCAACAGCACCATCTACTACGCCAGCGCCTGACATAGTGCCGCTTTGGTACGCATCGAAGGGTGTCAAATAGAAACGCCCGACTTGACCGCCTAAACTGGTCATAAACGCTTTAATCTTGTTCGCTTCTTGTTTTGTGCGATTACTAAACGCAACAGATCCGCGCCAGCGAGCACCTGGCAACTCCATGTGCTGTACGTTCTTATTAAGCGTAGACTCAAACGAACTAGTATTGCTCTCAAGCGTAAAATTTGGATTAGCATCAGGACTAATATCAGGGAAACTCTTAACGGCCATTATGCGCGTCTCCTTACGGCTTGTGACGCAGTACCGCCGCCGTTTATTGCTGCAAATACTTGATTATAAACGGATTGATTAATGCTTGGTAGCAATCCAGCTAGCTCGGCTTTTGTTACGCCGCTTTGGATGTTTACATTGACCGTGACGTTGTTCTCGCCGCCGCCTAGGTTGTGATTGGCCTGCACATTGCCGTTGCCGTTCATGTGAACTATCTCGGGGCCGTTCTCACCTACCAGGTAACTATTACCGCTATTAACTTGGCCGCCCATTGCGCGAGCGCCTTGGTATTCTTGCCCTTGTATCTTAGCAACTTGAACAGCTGTTAATGCACCTATTGACGTTGCAAGGATAGGGCCTAACACTGGGCCGCCCTCTGCTAAAGCTTTGACCACTGCCAAGGAAGCGCTGATTAATGCCTGCGCACTGGCTAACGCTTTGTATTCTTCAAACTGGTCTTTGCCGCCCTCTCTTGCAATATCTGCAAGGTTGCCGAATAGCTGGCCAGTAGCTGACAATGCCGCTTGTTGGCCTGCGGTTAGAATCATATTCTTTTGATCTTGAGTGCGCTTCTCAACTGCTATCAAATCTGCCGCTAGTTTTTCGGCGTTCTGTGTTCTTAGCTCATCATAGCGTTCTTGTGATAGGTTTAGCTCATCATTTGCCAACTGAATCACATTGTTGCGTTTTTCAAACTGTAATCGCGCACGCTCGGCAGGGTCGGCCTGTTGTATTTCTATTGATGCAATTTGACCGCTTAGAGATGCACGCAATGCTTCTTGTTTCTTTAACGCCTCGGTTTCGGCTTCGATGCTTTCAATGCTGGATTGCATGGCAAGAGCGCTGGCAATCTCTGCTTCTGTGGCACCGTTAAGAATTAGCTCGCGCCTTAAGAGTTCAGAATTACTTAGCGTCAATGCGGCCAGTTCATCTACTAACTTAAGCTGAACATTCTGGATTGCTGTCGAGCGCTCAACCTCTAACTTTGTTTGGCCGTTAAGGATTGCTTCGCGGTCTTCTAGTGTTTTATTGTTCTCTTCGATAGTGCTCTTGCTAGTGGCAATTACTCGGTTTAGCCTTGCCTGTTCTTCTTGGTACTCAAGAATGCCAATGCGTCCCTTGTTGTAGCTTGAGATAAGCCTATCAAGCTGGAACACAGCAGTATCATAATCGCCTTTTGCTTCTCTTATTTCTTTGTTTAGTTTTTTCTGGTCTTCTGCTAGGTTTATTCTTAATAATTCTTTTTGTGCGTTCCCTAGCTCGTCAAACTTATTGATAAGCTCTTCTAGCTCTTCCCTTGTGTCAGCCGTCTGTCCTTCTGTATCGCTTAACGCAGTCAACAAAGGCCCTGCCATTACACCAGCTGCAGCACCAACTAGGATACCAAGCGTGCCGAAGCTCAATAGCATGTCAGGAAGCTGGATAGCTAAAGCGCCAAGATAGTTGCCAGTCACAGCACCTTGTTGGGCTACTTGGTTTAACTGGAATGATAAATTACGAGATGCGCCGCCGAAGCTTGAACTGGCTTTTTCAGCTTTATTGTTTTCAGTGGTTAGTTTTTTTGTGGAAGTCTCAGCCTTACCCGCAGACGTGCTAAGCTTGTCTAGCTCAGCTTGTGCCTTGGTAACGCCGTTTGTTTCTGCTTGTATGGCAAGTTTTGCAATATCAGTCATTTATTCACCTGCCCATTCTGGAGTTTCGTGCTTGCCTTGGCCTCGGTTGCGTTCATTCAGCCATGCGTTTGATAATTGTACTAATAAGAACGCTTCGTCTTTTGTTGGCTCAATACCTGTTATGTCAGACCAAGCCTTTATTTCTGCCCATGTAATCGAAGTACCTAGGCCGATCTCACAAATCCAATCCCAAATATAAGCCAACGGGCCAATCTCTGGAAAGCCTAGCATCCATTGCTTAATTCGAGGCTCTTTCTGCCCTTCTTGAGTAGCAGAAAGAAACCCCATTAGTTTTACGTAGGTTTTAACCTGTTCTTGAGCATCTGCAAATAGCCTTTTTTTTTGCCGTAATGCTCGTCGACTGCGTTAGCAATCCAGTAGCAATTAGGGTTATCTAAAAGCTCTTTTAGCTTCTCGCGCGAGAACTCGACTGGTTCGCCATCTGATGTAATGCCCTCCCAGTCTACAATTGCACACAATGCCTGATTAATAACAAAGGCAGAATAA